TTTCGCGACGATGGCCATGTTGGTGCGCGCGTGGTTCAGCTGCAGCCACGGCGCCCGCACTCCCGCCGGATCGACCAGCGTGCGGAAGGAGTAGGACTCGATCGTGCCATACACCGAGCGCGCGGTGTTGACGCCGGCGAGCAGCAGCGCTTCACGTTCGGGATCGGTGAACGCCGTCAGCAGGCCGGTCGCATAGCGCGACACACCCCACGGCCCGGCGCCGGCCTGGTTCGGGTTGCCGGCGGCGTCGTTGCGCGAGCAGATGCCGGCCTGGATCGCGCTCCACGGCACCGAGCGACTGGTGCCCGGCGCGAGGCCGGGGATCGTCGCCCACGGCGCCCACAGCGCGCCGTAGCGATCCTGCACGGTGCCGCGCAGCGCCGCCGCCTGCGCTTTCAGCGTCGTTTCGGTGTCTTCGACCGTGCCGTCCAGCAGCGCGATCCGGTTGACGCCGGCGGTGGCGGTGCCGGCGGCGTGCGCGAGCAGCGCCGTGTGCGATTCGGCGTCCGACTTGCCCGGCGCCAGCACCTGCCCCGGCCCGAGACTGGCCGGGATCAGCGCCAGCGCTTCGGGCAGCACTTTCGTGGACGTGATCGGCACTTTGCCATCGGTGCCGCCGGCCAGCGTGACGGTGCCGGCTTTCGGCGCTTCGGCCGGTTTGGCCGCTTTGACGATGCGCATGTACGGCCCGGTGGCCAGCGATTCACTCAGCGCCGTGACGGTCGCCACCGGCAGCGTCGATTGCACCACCGCGCCGCCGAGCTTCACCTGCCCGGTGAAGTTGCCGCCGCTCGCCGAGGCGACGACCAGTTCCAGCGTGTTGCCCCAGGCGCCAGGGTTCGCCGCCACCGCTTCGGCGCCTTCGCCGGCGACCGCTTTCGCATCGGCTTTCGCCGCCGTGGCGGTGTCGGCCAGGCGCATGAAGTACACCGCGCCGGCGCCCTCATGCAGCGCGGTGTCCACGGCGTCGTAGCCGAGCGGCGCCGCCGCGAGTCGCTGGCCGTAGTTGGCAACGAACTGGTCGATGGAGGTGAGGCGGGTTGGCGCGGCGACCGGTCCCATCAGCGCCTCGGCGCAGATGAACGCCACGCCGGTGTCGGTGGGAACGCCGAGCGGTGGCGGTGCGGTCGCCGAGCTGACAACTACACCCGGTCTGGTCATGGTTTGCTCCCTTCTAGTGGTTCAGGTTCGACCGTGACCTCGGCCTTTTTCACTTCGACCCAGGGCACGAACGGCACGGTGGGATCGCCCGGCGGCGCAGCCGCCGGCGGTGGCCCGCCATCGGTGGTGGCGACCTCCCGACAGTGGACGTTGAAGTTGGCGACCGAGGCGCTGTAGGTGCGCGAGCTGGCAAAGTCCAGCTCGTCGTAGGACTCGCCGCGCCAATCGACCTTGCACGGCTGCCCCAGCGCGTGCAGCGGGCGCTGCTGGAGCACCAGCTGGATCGCACGCGCGTACAGCTGCGCCCGCCGGCGCGATTCACGGCCGAGCGCGGCATCGAACATGACGCCGACACCCAGGGTCCAGTCGCCGCCCAGCACGCCGGTGCCCTCGCGCTGCGTCGCCGCCGGGCCGACACCGGCGGCGAGCACGATCACGCATGGCAGCTGGTCGGTCAGCAGCTTGTCGAGGATGCGCCCGGTGATCGCCCAGCCCTTCGGCACCGGCGTAGAGCCCTTCGTCAAGCCGTGCTGTTCCTCGCCGGCGACCAGATAGCGCGGCAGCCATTCCTTGAGCTGCGCGAGCACGGCATCCTCGATGTCGGCGCCGGTGACCATCGGCCCGACTTCATCGCCGGTGGCGATGGGCGCCGTGACCGGATACCAGCTGGTCGGCGCAACACTCACCGCTCGGCCTCCTCGATCAGCTGCGCGAGCAGACCGGTGACGCCGTGATCGACATCGGGCGGCATGCCCATGATCGGACGCGCCGGCATGCGGCTGGTGCCGTGCTGGTGAAAGCGCGCGTAAGGCACGTCGGTGCCGAAGCGCAGCTCCAGTTCGCCCGCCAGCTCGCCGGCGCCCTCGTTCGTCAGCGAGGCGCGCAGCGCGCCGGTGGCGACGAGCAGCTGCGGGTCGGACTTGCGGTCGGCTTCCGCCGGCGTCGCCCAGTGAAAGCCGATGGCCGAGCCCTGCGTGCTCCACACCTCCTGCTCGCCCCGCGCGAGCATCCGACGCATGCGTTCCAGCGCCGGGTGCGGGTCGCCCACGCGCCTGGCCAGGCGCTGCAGGTGCGCGCTCAGCTGCGGTGCGTTGGTGGTGAACGTCTCCACGATTTACGCCGCCACCAGCACCTTCCAGCCCTTGTGCGCGGCCACATACACCAGCAGCCAGCCCACCAGCGGCGTCTGGAACCGGACGGTGTCCTGCGCTTCGCCTAGTTCCAAGATGGCGCCCGCGCCCGCCGCCGGGTGGTTCAGCTGGAGTTTCAGTGACCCTTTGGTGAGCGCTTCTTCGTCGGCCGGCGATGGCGGTTGGGTGATGATCGCCGGCCAGGGCGGCACCTGGCGCACGGTCAGCAGATAGCCGTCCGGTGGCGCGGCGCCGTCGATCAGGATGCCCGCCAGCGTGGCGGTGCCGTCGGCGCTGCTCACGTTGATCGCGGTTGTGCCCGCCGGTACGCTGAGCACGCTCACGCCTTTGAGGTTCAGTCGTTCGGCGAGGACAGGCATGCCTCCTCCTTCGGGTGGTGGTTCGATGGGCGGTTCCGGTTCCGGCGGCTTGGAGCCCATGACGCCGATCTCGCCGGTGTAGTAGCCGTGCGCGGTCGCCGAGTAGGCGACCAGCGTGCCCATGCCCACACCGGTCGGCCCGCCTTCCGGACCGATGCCGGGCAGGTCGCCCAGCACGCACGCGCGCACACCCTCAAGCAGCGCTTCGTAGCGCTTGACCAGGAACTGGTACGGGCTGCGGTCGGTGCGTGCCTGCTCCGGGAAGTAGCTCAGCTCGATCTCGGCAGCGGCACCGTAGGCGGCGGCGAGCTGCGCGGTCGGTGCGCAGCGCTCGCCGATCGGCCCGACCTTCTCATGCAGCGCGACGACGGCATGGTCGATGGCTTCCTGCGCCTGCACTTCGGTCGGGCGCGTGGCGGCAGTGAACGTGCCCAGCTCGTTGCCGTTGCCATCCTTCGTGCGCGCCCGGATCAGCGCCGCCACATCGGCGACGGTCGGCGTGTATGCGGGTGCGGTCGTGCTCATCGGCCGACGTTCACCTGGTCAGAGATACCCAGCGGGTCCAGCTCGTCCTCGGGCGGCACGCCGGGCTCGTTACGTTCGGCGAGCCAGAGCAGCAGCGGTTCCCAGTCCTCGTACAGCTCGCGCCATGCGGTCGGGTCGCCGGCAAGCGACCGGCGCAGCGCGGCCTGGTACTCGATCCGCTTCTGGCGTTCTGCGCGGTACAGCTTCGCTCGCGCCTCGGCGTCAGCGGCTTCGGCTTCGGCGAGCGCGCTCACGGTAGGTTGCCGACCGCCATCGCCTGCGGCGCGCCGCGAGCGGTCATCTGCAAGCCGTCCTGCAGCAGCGCCAGCGAGCCGACGCCGGTGGGTTCGCCGACCGTGCCGACGATGCAGCCGGCGTTCGCCCAGGCGGCAGGGCCACCTGCTTCGGCGCTGGCTTCGGCGAGCAGCGCGACCCGCCGAGGTGCCAGCGTTCGCGGCGGCGTCGTCGTCAGGTTCACGGTCGCGTTCGTCGGGTTGGCGATCAGGTACGAGCGTGCCACGGGTGCCTCCTCGATAGAAGTGCGGTCGGCGCCCGACCCACCGGGCGCCGTTTAGTTGGGGCTCTCAGGTGGCCCTCGTCCGCGTGTGTGCCCTACTCCGCTACGCCTTCGACGGTGTAGTCGGTGTCGTCCATCGGCGCGAGGCCGGCCATCGGCCACACACCCAGGATCAGCGCCTCCTCGTAATCGACGCTTGCTTCGGCCGGCGTCGTCTTGGGCTGCGCCGGCTCGGCGGCGGCAGGTTTCGATGCCTGCGGTGTCATCTTCACTTCCCTTCTAGGTCGCCGAGTTGAGGATGCCGAACGGGTACTGGTTGGCGTTGTTCTCGGGCTGCGGGATGTTGGCGACTTCCCACGCGAACCGGCACACCACGCGCATCGCGACCATGTCCTGCTGCGCGAGGTTGTATTCGACTTTGCCTTCGGTGTTGTTGATGACCGCCTGGTCGAGCAGCTTCCAGGTGAAGTCCTGGCGCACGCCGAGGATGCCCTGTGTGAAGTCACCCAGGATCAGCTCGCACGATTTGGCGGCGGTCGGCCACACGCCGCGCATCGGGTAGGAGATCGGCACGCTGAACACGTTGGTCGGCGCCGGTTCCACCTCGGTGCCGGGGTCCATCGCGGTCAGCTGCTCGCCGGTCGTACCGCGCGCCTGGCGGATCAGACCCTTCATCTTGCGGTGGGCGATCATGCCGTTGACGTCGAAACCCTTTTCCTCGACCAGCTGCATGAGTTTCGAGATGTCGCCGACGACGCCACCTTCGGCGGGAGTCGCGGTCGGTGCGACGCCGGTGTTGCCCTTCGCCCCGGCTTCGGTGACGATCGCGGTCGGCCAGCTCGCCGGCTTGTTGGTGCCGAAGAACACCGCCGCGTCGAGCGCGCGACCGATCGCCTCGATGACGAACGGCGTCACCTCGGCCCAGATGTCGAACTCGGCATCGTCCAGCACCTTTTCGGGGATCGGCACGATGCACGCGATCTCCTCGGCGTTCAGGTACTTGTTCGCCCACTGCTGTTCCGAGGTCTGCTTGAGCCCGGTGTCGCCAGTGACGAAATAGGCGACCGGGAGCGCGGCCATGATCGGCATGCGGTATTGCTGCCGCGACATCGTGATGTGCCGAAACAGCGACAGCGCCGCCGACGCCGTCGGCAGCCGCTTGAGCACTTCCTGCGAGTACTCTTCGGGGATCAGCGCGGACGCATTCGTCCGACTGATGAGACTGTTGTAAGGCATGAGGTTCTGACCCTTCTGAGAGGGCGAGGACCGTGCGGGTGACAGCGCGTCGCGCTGCCTGTCAGCCTCGGCCGGCTGCCTCGCGGATGATGGTGTTCATGTCCACACGTCCGGGCTGGCCGCTTGCGCCGCCACCGCGCCCGATGCCGAGATCGCCGACCGGCGTGCCGGCCTTGATCTCGTCGGCGAGCTTCTGCGCGTCCGCCTTGAGCGTGCGCCGGTCGTCGCCCTGGAGCCGTGGCGCCAGCGATGGCGGCAGCTCCATTTCATCGGCGACCTCGCGCTTGAGGTCGAGTAGCTGGCGCTGCTGCTGCTCGCCCTCCAGCTCGGCGATGCGCTCACGCGCTCGCTCAAGATCGGCGCGGGTACGCTCGCTCTCGCTCTTGCCGGCGTCCTCCAGCTGAGCCACGCGCCGGCGAGCCTCTGCAAGCTGACGGTCGGCCTCGCGCCGTGCCGCCCGCTCCTTGTCCAGAGCCTCGCGCCCTGCGTCACCCAGGGACGTGTCGGGCCTCGCGCCCTCGGTACTGCCCGCCGGCGGCGTCGTGCCGTCTGCGGTCTGCTGCTGCCCGCCAGGCATCGCGCCGGCGGCGGGGTCGAGCTGCGCCGGCGTCGCGCCGGGCGCAGCTGGTTGGTCGTTAGCCACGTTTGCCTCCAGTCGGTGGTGTGGCTGCCGGCGGTTTCGCCGGCGAAGTCGGTGGTGGTGCGCCTGGTCCCGGCCCGGTCGGTGGTTCGCCCAGCTCGATCTGGTGCGCCTGCGCCGGCGTGGCGGCGGCGGTGATCGTCTCCTTGAGCACCGGCGTGGGCTCGGGCTGGCCTTCCTCGCGCCAGCGTGCGACCTGCTGCGGGCTCGCCCCGACGTACTCCCACAGCGCCGGGCGCGGCACGCCGATGCTCGCCAGCTTGACGGCCGCGTCCACCGTCTCGGCCACGATGCGCGACTCGGGATTGGCCCAGATCGTCTCGACGGTCACCACGTCGCCGTGCTGCTTGTCGCCTTCGACCTGGAACGCCAGACGCATCGCCTCCTCCCAGCCCTCGCCGAATGAGAGCTGCTTGCGGCGCACCTTGGCCACCAGCCCCGTCTCGGTCGCCTTCAAGCTCTCGCCGGATGGGAAGGAGCCCATCGCGCCGAGCAGGTAGTGCGGCGGCGTGCGCGTCTGCGCGGCGATGTGCTGGATGCACATCTCGATCGCGCGAACGTAGGGCGAGAGATCGGCGATGGCGAAGTTGCCGAACCGCGCCTGGTCGGCCTCGACACCCCACACGCGGTCAGCGCCGCCCAGGAAGTTGGG